CATCAATAAATGCAAGTTCATCAACTTCAAAAGTAACTAATAGTTCTCTTGTTGATGAATCCCAGTCATAAACTCTTGCTATTTTATTATTTGCACTTTCAACAGCACGAATTGCAATATCACCAACATTAAAATTATATGTTGATATACCATTAGAGTCATTCTGACCTGCATCTAGAATAACTCTTTGGTCATAGTTAAAGTTTACACCTCTAGTTAAACCAGAGAATTTACCAGCAGTTTTAGAAGTGTACGATATTGTTTCTTTATTTAATATAATAGAACCAGATCCTGGATATGCATCTGTAGAATCAACAAAAATCTCTGTATCACTTGCAGCAACGTCTTTAACAACACCAGTCAAATATATAACTGAAGAGTTAAATGACTGTCTAGCATCTGCTTTTCTTTTTAGATTAACTAATTTTGTAAATATAATATTTGGAGCAGAAGTATATCCTTTACCTGGTTCTGTTACTGTAATTCCAGTGATAGCACCTTGATCAATAGTTGCTACTGCTCTTGCACCTATACCACCTCCACCAGTTATTAAGATAAAAGGAGGTTCTTGATAGAATTCACCAGAATCAACAACGTTAATAGAAGTAACTTCACCTAAGGTATCAATTTCTGCAGCACCTTGTGCTCCTTGTCCACCACCACCTTCAAAAATAAGGGTAGGAGGTGTAGCATAATTTCTACCAGAATTTAATAATGATAAACCTGTAATTGTTTGAACAGTTGGACTTCCTGTTGCACCAGTTCCTGTTCCTCCTAAAATTTTTGCTGTAGCAGGACCAAAGAAATTATCACCTTTCTTAGTCATCTTGACATAAGAAACAGTTCCATCTGTGTTTAAAATAACATCTCCTTCTGCCTCTGAAGGGAATACATCAACTTCTGAAGGAACTGTATCACCTTCAAACAAAGGAACTCCATAGAAACGATCTGCAATAGCATAAGGATATGTTGGATTAGAACTACTATCCTCTGTCATAAAATATGCATAAGTTCCATTTGGATACTCAGGTGTGGGGGCAAATTTACCATTATAAGCATCTAAAGTTCCTACAGAAGAATCGTAGATATAATCATTAACTAAATCTCCTAGTACATAACCATCATTAACTACTCTAATTCCATATCCAGTTCCACTATATGAAAATAGATATAAAATACTGGGAGCATTTACAGGAACTGTAAATCTTAATTCTCTTGTTGTTGCAGTATTAAAACTAGAAATATATGTCTGATATGTTACTTCTGAACCATCAATATAATATTTTACTCCATTACCATTAGTTACAGGACCATCAAATAAATCATTTGTATTACCTACTATTGCAGGATCAGATGTATGCCATCCATCATTTTGAGGTGATATTAGTAATGTAAAATTATTATTAGAAGAATCATCTTGATTAAAGATATATGTTTTTCCTCTTTGAAGATTTAAGAAAGATGGTGATGCTCCACCATATAAAAATTTACCACTTGAAACTGTAATAGCATACGTTACATTAGTAATTGTATTAACTTGAGGACGATTACCTTGTAATTCAAGAGTAGTTCTTAAACGATATGAAGATGTTTCTCTAGCAGTAGCACCACTAGAATTGTATCCCCAAGGTCCGTAAATAGGATATCCATCAAATGACATACCTAAAATTTTAGAATGACCATCTACATGACGAGATCTATCAATAGTATTAGGATCATTTGAATCTGATTGATAAAAATTTGTTGAGTAATAATTATTAGTAGATGTGTATGTTTCTGAAGCAGTATTTAAAGTAATATATCCTTCATGTCCTTCTTTACCAGCCATGTCAGGATGGTTTTTACAGTAATAATATATTCTTGAACTTTCATCACTATTCATAATGAATAATGGTGCATATTCGTTTTCGTAATCTGTAGCAGGTGCTTGACTTACACCTGTGCTGTTGTAATAAAGAGTACCAGGTGATGTATTATGAACTCCGTCTGCTGTAGTGCTAAATCTAATCGGATGAGTATTATTAGTAGAATCTGATTGATTAAATTTAATTAAGTAATTTGCTCTAACTAAAATATTCTCAGGAGCAAAATAATATTGACCTGCTACAAAAGGACCAAATTTTGTTGCATCAGTTCCAAAATCAATGTAATAAGGCTTTACTGATACAGGATCTTCAGAAATAGTGAATTGAAATCCATTAGATCCTAAAACCTTATCTCCATTTGAAAAAGTTGCACCTGTACTAACACTTCTTAAATATAGATGTGTAATCGCATTCTGAGCGTTTCTAACAATTTTTGCTACTTCTGCTCTTGCTATTCCAGAAATTTCATCAACAATTCTACCTACTTCAATAGAACCTAAAGTTTCATCAACTTGATTTACAGTAACGTAAAGATTACCAACCTCTACTTTAATATTCCAAGTATATACTTGAATATTACCCCAATCAAATACTCCATTATTAAGAGCAAACTCATCAATTATTTTACTTGATTGATAGAAATAATTTTGATTATCTATTACTGCATCATAAGCATTTGTATTTTTTACATAATCATATTTAACTGTGTCAATAGAAAATCCAGCTGGTGGATTTCCATCAGCTCCAAATTCGGGACTATGTAACAAACCACCGTTTGCCATAATACCGATAGCTTTATCTTGTTGTATTTGTCTAGTTCCTGGATTAGGAACGTCTTTTCCACCACGATATATAAATGTTTGATCAAAAGATCTATCTAAAATTAATGCATTAGTACCAGGTTGTCTTTCAACATCAATACCTGTATGAATAGAAGGTTTAGGATGATTATCAGATTGAATTCTTAACCTATCAATCTTATCGCCAGCATTACTGGTAGAAAATACACCACTTGCAGGAGAGTTAGGATGTGTTTGCCAAATCCTATTAACGTCAAAAGAATTAACTACACTTGGAGTTTCCTGTAAAGGTGTAATTTTAAGTCTTAAAGGATCATATCCTCTTCCTCTATCTAATACTCTAACATGAATAATTTTACCAGAGTCGGTATCAATAATAGGATATAATAATGCATCTACATCAGGAGTTCCACATCCTTGCACTGTCAAACGAGGAGGATCTGCAGGATCATATCCTGATCCTCCATTCACTACATTTATCGCTCTGACACCAAAAATTTCATCGAATATCGGTTCGATTACAGCACCAGTACCAGCAACAGTTCTTGCCATTTATTAACTTACAATATTGATTTGTCCTTGCATCGCAGCATGGATGGTACATTGATAATAAAGAACTGCGGGAGCATCCATTGGAACAGTAAAGTATAGAACAGCAGTTCCACTACCAGATTGTCCAGTTGTGTATGGAGTTCCTGATAATCCCTGAGTAGATTGTATTCTAAAAGGATGGTTACCACCAGTGTTATTGTCAAAGGCGTATGTCATTCCTCTCATCAAATATAATGTAGGATCATTTGTTGCTGCTGAGAAACCAGGACCAGTGAATGTATAATCACTAGCACCATTTGCATCTATTTCCCACCAAGTAATAGGACTTCTAGTTACTGTCCAACTGCTTCCATTCCAGAATAAAGAGTCACCTTGAGCAATACCAGTTACGTTTGTATCTGTTAGAGCTGCGAATGTAGTTGTTAAAGATCCGCTAAAATTAATAGTGCAAGTATCACCAGTTATAGAAGTAGTGATATTCGTTCCACCAGCTATGGTTAATGTGTCAGTTTGAGAATCTGCTGTTGTAGATCCTGTATCAGCACCGACTGTCTGGAAAACATTAATCGAACTTACACCTGCATTATCATCACCAGGTACCCAATTTGTTCCATTCCATTTTAAAACTTGGTTAGATGTTGGTGTAGCAGTGGTGACATCTACATTTGAAAGATCACCGATACCAGAGTATTGTGTTAATAGAGATGCTCTAGTATCACCAACACCACCAGTTGTGATATTGATATTAACATATGGTTTATCATCACCATCTACGGTGAAAAAGTAACCAGGATATGTTGCTGCAGCTGGTGCTGCACCAAGAGATGCATATTCGTTTTTATATGAAACCTTAGTTGGGAACTGAATAGTTCCTGTTGCACCATCAAAAATACTTGTTACACCACCTGCAGCAATAGTAACATCACCAGTTCCGTTTGCAGCAACTCCAATATTACCATTGGATGAAGAAACAATAGAGTTTCCATTAACATCTAATGCAGATGTCAAGTTAGAATAATCACTAGCAGCAAACTGCGAACCATTATATCTCAAGACTTGTCCAGTAGCAGGGTTAGTGACGTTAACAGTTAAAGTGCTACCGTTACCTAACGCTGCATAGATCTCATTAAAATTATCGTTAATCTTGTCACCACCAGCTCTCAGGGTGTCACCTGTGTTATCATTTGCTGAGGTACCAAGACCTAGTGCTTGTTTAGCCATTTCTCGCTACGATTTTTAGTTATTTATGGGGTTTCTGGATCAACTAACTCTTCACCGTATAGTGAAAGGTCAGGAGCAGTCCAATCATCAGGAACAGAAGTCTCTACCGCAATGCTAGGATTCTGATATCCAGATCCAGCACTACTAATTTCAACACCTGCAACACCAACCAACGCACGAATATTACCATCGAAACCAGAAATGGAGTCAATTCTAACGGTTGGACGTGAAGTATAACCAGATCCACCACCTGTTACCTGTACTTTATCAATAAATCCTGTTGTTAGGACTGCTTGACCTTGAGCACCTTGACCAAAGATAGATCCAAGATAATCAAATGTAATAAGTGAGTTGGAAGATTCAATAACAGCAACTTCTCTATCGTCAGTTTCACCTTGAATGTCAATAAAGTCACCGATTTCAATAGGTGGAACAACTTCAGCAGCATCAACGTCTGCTTCAGAACCAACATAAGAGAAGGCAACAAAAGTAGATCCAAATCTAGGAATCTCAGAGAAGATGATTCTAGAACCAACAATCTCAAAACCTATACCTGGTTCTTGAACAACACCATTTAGAGAAACAATAATATTATTCTCAGGTCTAGTAACACTAGACTGAACACCATCTGTAAGAGTTAGTGAGTAGAAAACGTCATTACGTTTTAAGTTGAATGATTGTCTCAATGAGTCAAACTCAAAGGAGATATCATCTAACTGTCTTAACTTACCAATATAGAATCCAGTGAATGATGCTCCAAGATCAGGTGCTTCAGTAAACTGAATAACATCAGAGAATGCTGTGAAGGCATTTGATGCACCAGGAGGTTGTAGAATACCATTAATAAAGATCAACATGTGACCTGCAGGATCTGGGAAGTATGGAGTTCCGTTTGCAGTTGTAAGTTTGAAGTTAGTTTGAGTTCCATCAAAACCTCTGAAGGAACGCTTAACTCGTGCTTTAAGTTCTACATTACTTGTAATAGCAGCCTTATAACCATCAACACCCATAATTCCATCTCTAGAGTTGAATGTTCCAGTGATTTCACTAAGATATAATCTCTTATTAACACCGACTGTACGGATGTCTTGAACTCTTGCAGCTGCAGCACCTGCATTTGTAACAAGTGTTGTAACATTTGCATATCCATTAGGTATCTGACTGATAGCAGCACCATAATCACCGACAATATCACCAATACCAAAGGTACCTGCAGCAACACTTACATATAAGTAACCGTTATCCAAATCAACTTCAGTAATAATACAATATTGTGAAGCGTCTGCAACTGCGTTAACAACCTTATAAAGTCTGTTTCCTACAGTAAATGTTTGATATCCACTAATGATAGTGATACCAAATCTAAGATGACCACCAGAAGCAATTAGATCACCGACCTTAATATCCAATCCAGCATATTTGACAACATCAAAATACCTTCTAGAACTTGTAGGATAAACAACAGAGTTAACTTCAAATGTTCCCTCAAGTGATGCAGTATCGACAGTTAGTGAACCACCTGTATTATCGGTAATCGCTGCTTGTGTTTTATAGTAATTTGTAGGAGTTGCTGTCTTACCACTTGTATATCCTTTAAATGGAATATCATTTACAAATGCTCCTTTAACATCAATAATATGAAGTCTATCTTCAATAGCACTTAATTGAGCAGTTGTAGAGTTAGTAGCACCAACAATATTATCTGTGATTGCCCAAACTCCAGCAGTAACACGAACATCTAAGTATTTGTAGTTTGCGTCAGTATGGAATCCGT